TGATGCTGAACTAGACAGAGCACTGGTTGTCAAGGGTGACTCCAGATTCTCTGAAGACGCAAGATTCGAGCGTGACATCGAAGTCAACGGTGATGGATCTGTTGCTGAGATCAGAACATCCGAGACGGTTGGTACATTCAACCTAATCACGGATGATACATTCACTGGTACAATCAATCTTGGTAACAAGGTAGAGAACATTAACATCGGTAACACTACCGAAGAAGATCAGTTCATCAGAATTGGTCAGACATCTCTACACAGTAACATCTTCCTAGGTGTAACTCCAGATGATCGTCCTTCTGACAATGCTCTAACCATCAGTAAGATTGAAATTGGTGGTGCATATAACAATAACGAATCTCAGTCGTTCACCAGAATCAAAACTAAGTCCTTCAAGGTTGATGGTGACTTCCAACTAGGTTCGAGAAGAACAATTAATGATACTGTAACACTTTCTACAACTGCTGGTACAGTCAACTTCTTCTCTAACTCTGGTTCTGCATCGATCATCAACTTCGGTCTAAATGCATCTGAGATCAATATCGCTGGTCAGGGTGGTACAACTACCATTAATAACCAGTTAGAAGTTATTGCTTCTGCTACATTCAACGGTAACATCACACTCTGTGGTGGTGTTGCAGCGTTCTCCTTCACTGGTGGTCGTGGTAAACTAGGTTCTCCAATCACTGCACATGACGATGGTATCCTAAGCGATACTCTCTTCAATAAGAACATTGACATCCTCAACGTTCTTGTCAAACTAACCACCGAAGAAGGATATAACGAGGTTGACACCGCAGGTAGTGGTAATTGGGGTGGTGCTGGATTCCAAGCAGCACGTGGAAGTATTGGTGGCACACCTGTTGTTGAACCTCAGGATCTTCCTGCTCTAACTGGTGATGAGTATTATCTACCACTTCTCAACGCACCTAACAAACTGAATGGTGATCCATACTTCGTTGAGAATGACTACATCATTATCAATAGCGCAGAGAGTGCTAGTGGACATCCTGAAATTGTTCAGGTTGTTGAACTAACCAGAACATCTGTTGCTCCATACTACATTAAGGTTCGTCGTCAACCACTCGGAACATACACTGCTGTTCTAACTAACCATCCTGACAGAACACCAATCTATAAGGTAAATGTTCAGTTTGATGCTACTTGGACTGAGCAACCATTGAACAGCAATGTTCCTGGTTCTCAAGACAATGTATATCTTGCAGAATTTGGTGGTAGCCTAACCAATAATGATTATGTAATCATCGATCGTGAAGATACAACCAGCGATGGAATCTTCGATCAGGGTGAGGTTATCAAGGTTCTTGCTCCTCTATCTCAGGAAGTTCAGAAGTTCAGAATCTCCAAGGATTGTAATGATGCTGACGGTGATGTATTTGTTGTAGATTCTACTACTGGTGATGTTACCATTGGTGGTGCAACAACAATCAACAACACACTAACAGTCAAGGGTGGTTGTGGAACAATTCAGACAGTTCAATTCACTGCTGATTGTACCGCTGGTGAATTCAGATTAACTAATGTTGTTATTACAACTCCTGGTAAGTCACTCTCCGACATCAATATTGGTGATGTTGTTGATAACATCCTTAATGAGTCTTCAATCGAATTCCTCTATGATACTGAGGTAATTGCAATTGACACTAGCAACGCTGTTGTCGAACTCAGCAAAGCAGTTGTAGGTTCTACCTCTGCTAGCTTCACTGGCGAGTTTAGAAGAAACGAAAAAGTTCTCCTAACCAATGGTAATGAAGTTCCTACATTCAGAGTAGACACTTGCACTGGCACAACTCACATCGGCAACCATTACGGTAGAATTGAGGTTGAGTTTGCTCATCAGGGTCAACAGGGATCTATCACAAATAATGCTGCTCTAGTACCTAACTTTGATTCTGGTAACATTGCAAGAGCATACAGCTACTGGTTCGATCCTCAAATTGTTTCTGATGGTGGTCCTGACACTACAATTAGAGTTGGTGTTACTGGATCTAGCGGTCAAATTCAAGTTCCTGTACAGAGTCTTGGTGTTGGAACTGGTAAGTTTGCAGTTGATGATATCGTATTTGTTGGTGATGCAACGTCAGCATCAACAGGCATTGGCGATTTCATCATCGGTAAAGTTACTCAGGTTATCGAAGATGTAGCAAATCCAACTGTCGTGATTGCTGACGTTGGTGATAGTCTTGGAACCAATAATACATTCGTAATTGGTGACAGTGCATTTGCTGTTGGTAATGTAGTCAGAAGACTAGTCAAGCATCGTGAAGTTGCAAATGTCATTGATTTTGAAGAGAGAACAAGAATTAATGCTGGTGCATCTAGCACTTATCTCTCCCTCATCCTTGACAGAGGATACATTGTACAACAGAAACTAGACTACCTCAACTGGGTTGTACTTACAGACTCCCAGGGCAGATCTCTTGCCTGGACAGCAGTCAAGGGTAGAATGTTTGGTGTCGTTCATTCTGCAACAATGAATGAGCAGCGCACTGACGGCGGCATTGCATACAGAACTGGTGATCTAAATGTCTCTGGTGGACTAACTCTAACAGGTGGCAACTTCACAATTTATGATTCCATCAATCAGACACAACTCTTTAGAGTTGTCAACGATGACGGTCACGCCGATCACCAAGGTCTGATCACTTGGGACTGTGGTGTTGTTGCTCGTGGTGACTTCTACCTGTTCACCGCACAGGATCCTGAGAACGTCATTACAAGCCCAGACTCCACAACTCCATCCTTCTTCGTTGATAACCTTGGCAATGTAGGTGCTAAAACTACGCTTACCGTTACTGGTAATGCTAGTGCAACACCATCTCCAGTTGTTGAGCAACTATCTATCCAGAACCTAGGTATCAATGGTACTAAGAAGTTCACTGTCAATCAAGATAACTCTCTTGACTCCTTCGGTATTAATAACTTCTATTCGTCCAGTGGCGGTAGACATACTAGATATCTCTCTGCTGCATCTGCTGAAGAAGAACTGACCCTAACGCCAAACATTGTTTACTGTGTCAATGTTCAGGCATCTTCTACACTGATCCTAACTCTACCAACTTCTCCTGTAACTGGAGATACGGTTAAGATTGTTGAGGTTGGTGGTCAACTAAGTTACAACACATCTCTTGTTCTTAGAACTGCAGAATCCTCTGGAGTCAAGATTCAAGGAGATGCTACTGGTACACTACTTGGAGACAGAATTACTCCTTATCCATCTGGTGAACTGGTTGTACAAACACCAAACGCAGCATTCACACTCGTATACCTAGGAGGAACCGATAACAATGGTCAGGTTGGAATTCCAACATCCGTACAGGGTTGGTGGCTAATGGAGGTCTGATAAATGGCAAGTTACAATAGAATCAAGGCACTGAAAGCGGTCCCAATCGGGACCATAGTGCCTTGGACTGGTTCGTCCAGTACATCACAGTTGCTAGATGAAGCAATTCCAACTGGATATCTTGTGTGCAGAGGTCAAACTGTACGTGCTATTGATTACCCTTTACTAGCACAGTTACTTGGAAATGCATATGGTCCTTTTCAAGAACCTGGAGGTCCACCAGTTGGTATTCAAAACTCATATCCAAATTATACTGAGGATGATGTTTTTGTTTTACCATCATTAAATAATACCTCTTTGGTTGACCTTGAGGGGTCTAGACTTGATCCTCTAGATCAATTTGTTGTCGGAGAATACATTACGGAAAACGGTAGTGATGCTGCCCCGTTGAGTAATGTTGTGTCATATGTTGATGTTAACTTCCAAGTAGAACCAGATAGTTTGTTGTCTGGTAAACTTACTGGTGTTACTTTACAGGAACCAGCATACTTTGATACTTATAGAACTATTCCTAGAAAACTAGGTGTTGACCATACTCCTCCTCATACTCACCCTAGACCTACAGGTGAGAATGCAGATCCATATCCATCTGCACAACCATCAGGTAGATACATCGCATTCTTTATTCCTGGTAACTATGTTACACAGGATGATCAGTGGACTACTGCTGACTCTGTAAACGCAGAAGATCAGAATGAGATTGCAGATAGATTTGAACCTGGCACAGTCAATCTGACATGGTATGACCCAACAAACCAGAGTTTGCCTACCATGGACACATTCCATGATTTTACGGCAGAGTCTCCAGTCTTACCTGCTAGCAGAAGTGCAAACAATCCAAGAAATATTTCCGCATTTGCACAAACATTAAATTCATATTCTGACGATTATAGTTGTCTACCATCTCAACAGGCTCCTGCCGTTGCAAATCAATTCCCTCCTCCTGGTAACTATTCTGGTCTTTTGAATTTTTACCCAGGTGTGGATGTTTCTGCTGCAAGAAATCAAGGAACTTATCCTGTTACATTGAACCACAACACTGACTCGTGGAACTCTACTGCATTGCAATCTCATAATCACTTCACAATTGACCTTAGCATGACGCTTGGTCAGATGCGTGTTCCTGGAACTATTCTCATAAATAATATGACGACAGGAACTATTGCACCTGTTAGTGTTGACAAGGCTTTGAGTGTCCAAGTCAATCCTAATACACCTTCGTTAACCACATTAGTTGTAATAAGGGCATTCTGATGGCAGTATTCTACGGAAAAGAAAAATCAAAAGTCGGAACGAATACTGGTACAATTATTCATTGGGCAAGACAGTTACCTACAAATGATCCAGAGGATCAAACACGTAAGGAATTACTTCCCTCTGGATATTTGCGTTGTGATGGTACAGTTTATTCTGCAGAAATTTTTCCAGAACTTGCTACTATCTTAGGTACTGGTCAAAATTGTAGATTTAGAAAACCAACTCAAACATTACAAGATAATCAATTTCAAGTTCCAGACTATGGATCAAAGAAATTGAGAGCATCTTCTGGATCAAACTTAGGTGATGAGATTGATCTTCGTATTGAAGATGATGATGGAGAAGAAATTGTCAAATCTGGTGTAGGATTGGAAGTTCAAAGTAACATCGGTACTACATACGAGATTCAATATCAAGGTAATTTCTTTCTTCCATCGCAGCAAATTGTTATCACAGGTCAACCTGGATTTACAAGAGCAACAGGAAACTATACTGAAGTTACTGAGGTATTGCAAACAGCATTTTTACCACATGCTCACTTCCACGATGGAACTAGAACAAGACAAGCGTCTTCATTAGGCAACGAATATAATAATATTGGTAGAAACTTTTATTCTCGCAAATCTACACTTTGCATTCAACCTTGGTATTATAATACTTACCAACCTCTCTGTATGCTAGCAGCGGGTAGACTTAGAACTGCGAATATTACTCAAGCATCCGATCCATATGGTGGTGGTGGTGGATTATTTGGTAGATGTGTTAGATACTATTATGGTGCATGTTTTACTGGTTGTGACTTTTCTGGAGCAAGATATGAGTGCTTGATTCCAGATGGAACTAGTTGTGGATATCCACTGTGGAGTGGACAAACTTCTGGATGTGCTGGTGGTGGTGGTGGTCCTGAAACACTTAATTGTGGTACTGTTCAGTATACTGGAACATTATATTCTGTTTGCGAGTGTAATGGATTTGCTGGCGTTGACCCAGGTGATGCCAGACCACAAAGAGGTCCTCAACAATTAACACCAAACTATTCTGACCCAACTGTTCCATGGGACTCTGTTAAAACTGATGATAGAGAGGGATTCTCTGCTATCTCAAACGTTACAACTGAAGTAGAAAACTTCGGTGATGAAGCAATACACAGGCACTTCGTTAATTTCAGTGCAGATGAGCATACATATGTTGTGAACACAACACCAGTGTTCATTCCTGCTGCTCCCCTTGTCTCTACCATTCAAATTCAAGTCAATACAGAGAACAAGGCAGATCAATTTATTCAGCCTTACATCGTACAAGAGTTTCTAATTAAATTCTAATGACAGCCTCTTATAGAAATAAATTCGGTAACTATAAGCAGGAGCATGAGGCAAACTATGCTCCATGTGGATCTATATTCCCTGTCTTAGTTGATAGTTTTTCTGGTAAACCCACTATCCAAGCAGGTGCTGGATCTGGATTAGAACCACCAGAACATGCATATCAAGATTACTTATACTGTGATGGATCTGTTCTCAATATTAGAGACTATCCTCAATTATATAATGTTCTGAGAAATTCATATGGTGGATCAACATCAGTAACAAAGTTGAGTCCATCTGTTGCTGGTGGTATAAAAAGATTTCTTAGAGGTGATGCTGTAGGATTGTCTGCAACAGATTGGTATGCTGTTATAAATCAAGATCCTAGTGTTCAGGCTACAGTAAAACTACCATATCCATATGGAGTTAGTTTTAGATTTTTCGATAATACAGGCAATACACCACCTGGAAATGGACTAGGGAATCTAAATTCTAATGACTGGGAATATGATACATTTTATGGCACTGAAGCACCAACACAAGCAGAACTAACAGCAATTGCCCCAGGTGCCACGGAATTTGTATATAAATTGAAGTTTCCTGATGATGTAGACACTAGCACTTTCAGTGGAACACAGTCATATTTCTTTGGTAACTCTGATCACCCTGCTACCATATTCAATAAAGGTTTCACAATCAGAGATTATCCATATAATGTTGGAACATTTACTTTACCAGACTATAGAGATAGAATTGTAGTAGGATTTGGCGGAGTCGATGGTGATGGATCTCCAACGGTTGAGAATGCTCTAGTTAATGAGGTTGGACAACTTGGTGGTAGTTGGTATATCAGTAAGGATCAACTTCTCGATGGTGGTGTATTCTTTACTGTAGGTGATGTAAGAACGAGAGGATATTCGGATATTGCTGCTGATGTTTTTACATATCTTACAGGTAGTGTAAGTTATAGAGTAGGACCACTATCTGATCATATCTTTACTAGACCAGCAGAGCACAACCATAAGATTCTATCTTGTAAACCAGATGAACTAAATGACAATGAAGTTGGTGCTATCAACTGGGATGAGTTTGCTGTCATGTACAGTGAAACTAGAGCAAATATTGCATTGTTTGAACCAGCAACATCTGGTGGTGTAGCATTAGGTCACTCTCATGGTCTGACAAGAGATAGATTGAATGATCCAAAT